CCTGGTCCCTTGAATCCGTGGTCCCAGATGCGAATGAACGGTACGTCTTCACCCTCGGTTGGAGGGAGGAAGCGAATCACGGCGTAGCCGTTACCGGCCTTGTCCACGGCAGGATACCAGATACGGTCGTCTGCTGACTGTTGATTGGTCTTGGTGTTGAGCTTATTGAGTTCCGCGGTGAGTGTCTCGAGCTGAGACGTGCGGTTCTTCTTGAGGGAAGCGAAGTCCATAGTATTCTCCGTATTGCGTTGTATATTGCGTATGCTTAATATGCGGGCTTACGCCCATTCTATATATCATGCCAGGGCAAAAGATGGAACAGAAAAATTATCAGTTCCTCACGTATTTCTTGAGAACGATCTCTCGAAACTTGTCCTTCTCGAACTTGAGAAACGGCTTGTACTTGACCAGCTTTCTCCTGATAGTAGGCCACATGATGGTGTCTTCTATCTTCTTATCCCAAGCCTCGATGATGTTAGCCAAGGAGTCTATCACTAGGATAGTCTCGGCTGACACCTTCTTCTGCATGTACATCTTCAGTAGTTGAGGGTGTTGCCCGTCTTCTACCTTGACTGCCTGCTTCAAGTCCTCGATCTTCTCGAGCTCCTCGCTGAACCTGTAGGTCAGCGACTGCGTCCTCTTTACCCAATCACGATATACTCGCTCGGCGTCTTCTTGTGTGAGGTCGCGCGAGTAGCTCTTGTCGTTCTCGAGAAAGTTGGCGACTAGGAATTCCAGTAGGTCTTCCTTGCGCGCCAACTTCTCGAAGAAGTATCTGTCCTTGCGAGCGTAGAAAGACTCCAGCTTAGCTGGCACCTTACCGCGATACTTGAAGTAGTCGTATCCGTCACGCTCGAAGTGGTTTTTCACCGCCAGGTAGGTGGTGTATGCCTCGAATGGATTCATAATTTACTCTCTCATATCCAGCGAATGGTCCACCATGAATGCAGTCGATGTAGTCTTTATGACGCCAGCACTTATGACAACATGGACAAGAGCATTGCACATATAGATGTGGATCATCTATATGATTAAGTCTTCGCTTCATATAGGAAGGTGTGCGGTCTTCGGAATGAAGTTGAGAGCTTCGGCCTCCAACTGAATGTTGGCCTTCACGACGGTAGACATCTTGATGATGTTAGCCACAGTCTCGATTTCCATGTTGTTCTTCTCGGCATAGTGAATGGCGGCGTCTATGTAGGGAATGTCTTTCTCCATCACGAGCTTCTCGATACCACGAAGAATCTCAGAGGACGACCTCATCGACTTAATATTGACTTTCATACGAGAAGCTCCTGATAGAGTGTTGTGTTACTTGTTCTTGACGGGTGTGAGGTGTAGAGCAGTACCTGCCAAAGTGGCGCTGAGTCCAGTCTGACCAGACACCGAGATTGGCTGGAGAGTCACTGACTTCTTCATGCCACCTACGAGGGCATTGACCCCTACGCCTATTGCTACACTGGCCTCAGCTGAGGCTCCGAAGTAGTTGCCGGCTAGAGCTCCTTTGCCGATAGAGCCTGGCGCGAGCACTGCCCAGACTACGGTCTGATTACCAGTGACGCCGACATCTAATCCGAGCTTCGAGATGCTGCCGACGTAGTGTTCGGTCTTGCCGTTGCCGCGATACACGCAGACGACGTCCTTGCTAGATCCGATCAGGTATCCTACCCCGGGGTCCACGTCGCAAGTGAGAGTGCCGACGTTTACTCCTGCGCCGGAGTGTGCCGGAACTACAGCGAGGGCCAAGAGGCCAGCGGCGAGGACATACTTTGAGAACTTCATTCATAACTCCTATTGTTAAGCGTCTTTCTTCGATACGAAGGCATTGAGAGTCTCGGCCGCCTTGATGACGTCCTCGACTGATACTACTGGAACTGTCGGGAAGGGGACCTTCATGTCGTCACGGATCGAGTGCCAATCGTTTTCTAGGCGAATGCGCTCCGACATTACTCTCTCGTTCTCGATCTGTTGAGCGAGCTTGAGCAGCTCGAGTCGAATCTCAAAGGGGTTCATGATATACTCCTGTGTTTATGTTGAGAGTGGTGGGTTTATTCTGTTTCCAAGTCAAACCCACCGAAAACTCATGTCAGGCCGCTAGGGCGAGACGAGGTGCATAGTTGTCGTTTGCACTTAACGTTTTGCGCTTGACGTAGTCGCCTACGATTATCTCCAGTCGCCTATTACACTCTTGTCGATCCTAGTTCGCCCCCATCAAGAACACACCGATTATCATATCTCATCGGCTAGCACGATATAAGACCACACGCTCTATTCGGTGGCTGGTGTGTTCGTGGTGGAGGCGCCGGGAGTTGCACCCGGGTCCAAGTAGTCTTTCAACTTCCTTCTACGATAATTCTGTCTTGTCGATCCTAGTTCGCCCCCATCATAAACACCACATGCCTATTCTTAATTCCCCTAAGGGGCAGTCTATTTTGGCACACATCCTGCTGGAAGGAGGACACTCTTTCAGTCTGATGTTTATGGTGGAGGCGCCGGGAGTTGCACCCGGGTCCAAGTATCTTTCTACGATAATTATGTTCGCTATTTATGTCTTATCCATCAAATTCTTTGAGTCTACCTTGCCCTTAGCACCTTTGATGGACCCGTCTTTCAATATTGATATGACCTTGTACTTCTCTAAGTAGGAGAACGCTCCTTCTATTCCTAGGAGGATGCCGTCTTGTCTGCCTCTCGAGTGACTAAAGTACGCGCAAGCCCCGAAGCAACCGACGATAGCGGCGATCATCCAGTATTCTAAGTACATGTCTCATTCCTCTCTATCAGGCCGCGGAAGTACTCCTGCGTGTGACCGTGCCTGGCGTGATAGCCCTTGAAATAGTCCCTTGCTACTTCTATATAGTCTTCGGTGTCCTTGTGAAACACCTGCATACCCTCTGGGGAGGAGATCAGCACTGCGAACTTTTCAATCGGCCTACCGAATCTCTCTCGTAGCATCAGAGCGTAGGCGGTAGCCTGAATGAAGTAGTTCTCGATCCACTCCTCTTTCTTCAACTTCGAGGATGACTTGAAGTCCACGACTGTGGGCTTCCCATCGAATACACAGAAGCAGTCACACCTGCCAGCCACTCCTAAGTCGAGAGAGTACATCGGAAATTCTTGAGCATATACTACACTGATTCGCTCATCTAGTACAGGCTTCATTTTAGAGAAGAGCTCGAGCTCTCCAGGAAACGCCTTGCGATCGTAGTCAGGCACGTTGTCTAGGTAGTTCTCGCACAGCGTGTGTAGCCTGGTACCGAGAGAGGCGGCCTCACGACCTACCCTATTGGCCTCTTCCTCGCCGACTCTACGGCGCCACTCCATAAGCGAGTCCTTCTTCATGTCTCCGAGAGCGGTAGTCACAGACGGAAAGAGGACCCCGTCCGCATTCTCGTACAGACGGAATCCTCCCTCGAGTGTGTGAGACTTTAGTTCTTCAAATGATAGGCGCTGGTGTAAGAACTCCTTACGCGTATCCGAGATTTGTCTTAGCGATGATGTAGTCACGTACCAATCCTGATCTGACGATGTCGTCTTTACCGAATTCAACATAAGCGAAGTTGCGTAATTTGTCAACTATGTCCATGAACTTCAACAACCCATTGCGATCCTCGCTCTTGGCCAGATCCGACTGTCTGAAGTCGCCACAGAATATGATCCTGCAGTTCTTACCGACTCGAGTGATGACCGAGTCTATCTCATGGAAAGTCATGTTCTCGACTTCGTCTACTATGATGACGGAGTCGTTGATGGTGGTTCCTCTGATGAATGATGTAGTGATGAAGTTTATGATCTTCTTTTGCTTGAGTACGTCGTATGCGTCTCCGCGATTGAAGAGGTCCTTCGCGATCGGGAAGTACGGCATCTCATAGGCTCTAGACTTCTCGCCCTGGTTGCCAGGTAGAAAGCCCATGTCGCGAGTAGGAACGACAGAGCGAATGACAGTAACATCATTGTAGGCCTCCTTGTTAATCACGTCTTCCAGTGCTAGGTACATCGAGATGAAGGTCTTGCCAGTTCCGGCCATGCCGTGAAGCATCAAGTTCTTGCCGGTCTCATAGGCCTCGAATGTCTTCTGCTGATTCTCAGTCAATGGCATGACTCGCTTCAGCATCATATTTCCCAGGCCGCGACGAGCCTGATTGGGGTCGTAGTGAAGTTTCTCCTTCCTTCTGAGCTGTTTTCTTTGTTTTCTTGTTAGCTCTTGGATCTCTTCGTACATGGAACTCCTAGAACGTGTTAATCGTTGACTTACTCAACCCTCCCGAGTGTCGCTTCTTCATATCCTTGAGTAGATCTCTAAATCCCGAGTCGGGCTTGTTCTTCACCCCCTTGACCGATAGACTGGTGGGGTCGAGGAGAGGCGTAGGATAAAGTACTTGTTGCACATCCGGATTACTGCGTAAGTACTCGGCGTGCTCGCTCATGCTCATGAATTCTGTCCACTCTTTACCAGTGGAGTCAGTGAATGTGTAAGTCGGCATCAGGTGTCATAATCCTCGTCTTCGTCCTTGCGCTTCTTCTTGGCGAACTCCGCGATTCGCTTAGCGCGACGATTGTCCTTATTCTGGTGTGGCGCGAAGTAGTTACCATACTCGGCGTCGTTGTACTCAGACTCTTTATGAAAGATCTTGTTCATATCAGTGCTGCCTCATTGATCAGACCAGGGAATGCCTCCTGTACTAACTTCTCAGAGATGCCTTTGAACGGGAGCTTCTTATCCTTGACAGAGGCCATGAGCTGAGCTTCTTTAGGAGACAGCGTCTCGAGTAGTTGGATGAACAGGAACTCGCGACGAATCTGCTTTAGATTAGGGTTACCGCCTTCCACGAATAGGTAGAGTCGACGGGCCTCGTTGTAGAGGTTGCCCTCTTGATCGAGGTACTTGGTAGGATTGTACGGGACTTCTCCCTCCGGTAGGAGCCACTTGATTCTCTGATCGTAGGTCCACTGGAGGATCTTCAGCATCACCATGTTGCTCACGTTCTCGCGAAGCTTGGCGATCTTATCTTCTTTCTTTTTCAGAGCGGCGATCTCTTCTAGAATCTCCGCTACGCTCTTACGCATGATTATCTCCTTAGAAGTCGCCTATGACTTCCATCAAATTCTTTAGCTTGTTTTGGATGAAGTAGTTGAACAGTCTGTCGCGGGTCTTACCGGACTGAGCCTTGTACTCGTCGAGGATGCGAGTCTTGACATCTTCTGGAATGAACTCAAAGTCTACCAACTGCTGGTTTCGCTTGTAGTTACGAAGCATCATGTCGTCACAGAACTCGCTCGGATCCTTGCCTAACCAGGCGTCGATCTTCTTCTGCGTGAGGGGCTTCTGTCTCTTGTCCGATACGAAGGTATCGTCGTCCGAGAGGAAGTTCGGGATGCCGTCTCCGGTGTCCCCCCTCATGATGTGCTCCTGTACGTATTTATACGGATCGTCAGTCTTGATCCATTTTTTTCTCACCGGGTCGAACTGCTCAACATTGCCATACTTCTGGAGTTGGTTGAAGTCCTTGTCACCCGATAGGATGAGGATCCGCTCGCTGGATACAGTGGCTCCTTTGAGAGAGCACAGCGTGGCGATCACGTCGTCAGCCTCCACCGAGTCCACTTGAATCGTGGGATACGGGAACACTTCTCTGAGCTCGGCCCTGATCTTATTCAAGGCTTCGAAGATCTTGGTCCAGTCCAGCTCCGACTTCTCTCGGGCCTTCTTACGATTGGCCTTGTAGTAGGGATAGACCTTTCGACGCC